AACTGATTCGGCCAGACATCACCGCAGATTCAAACCACTTATTCCAAATCGGTCTGCAAAACTGGTGAATCACGACTTGGTTCTGCGTCCGAGTCATCTGGCGCCGGAACTCAATCATCGCCGCACGGGCGCTCGAGTACGTCACCTCGCTGTAATCTCCGGTCAACTGCTCGTAGGTCAGTCCAACGCCCGCTGCGATGGTGCGGAGTTGCTGACCCATGAAGTCCCGGTACGACCCGCCCACATCCGCAGGCTCGGCAAACCGGATTGAATGCCCGGGTGGCAAGAGTTGCAGGGTGCCCGGTTCCAACGACCCCAGTTCTACCCCGTCCGTCGCAGTCGCCACCGACCCTGCACCCAGAATGTCTTGGTCTGGGTTGGGCGTTTCTTGGAACGCGCAGAACATCGCGGCGAGTTTCTTCCGCACAAGTTCTGCGTCTGAGAATTGATCCAACTCGTAGAGCTGCACCAGAACCGGAGTCAGCGACGGGATGCCGCGCACCTGTCCAGGCCGAAGCACCTCGTACATGTGGGCGATCTCTTTGGCCGGCACGGGGAATGACGTCCAGTTCCCAATGCCCACCATGTCGCCCGGATGATTCCGAAACATCCAATATGCGGTGCGCTTCCCGAATCGGTTGAACTCCACCCCGGCGCGAACCGGGTTCCCGTTCGCCGTCTCGTTGTCCTTCTGCGTGTCGCAGAATTCAGACTCCAGCAACTGCACTTGGAGGGGCGTCGAGAGACCATCGGCGGCGCGGCGCGGACGGAACCGCACAAAGCACTCGCCGCCCTCCCGCATCGCCCGCACTGCCAGTGCCTGGAGACCGTAGAAGTCGTTCATTCCGTCGGCATCGCATTCGTAGCACCACTCCTGCCATGCTTCGGCGATCTCGTACCTGAGTGCCTCGTCCTCGACCGCAGGTAAAACCTTGATGCCGGTGCCCACGCAGTTGCTGACGAACGCATCGATGGCTCGAGACGCGACCGGGTTGTTCCTGACTGCCTCCCGAGCACGCGAGCGAATCGTGCCGATCCCGCCCGTCGTTAAAAGATTGTTGATCGAATCCGAAGACGAGTTCCAATTGTAAGCGCGGACCCTGTCCTTCTGTCCTGTCGCAGTCGCAGCATCCCACCCGACTGCGCGAATCTTGATCGGTCGGTTGTCGGCTCCGTAGAGGATCGTAACGTCACTCATTTGCCAAACCCTCGCTTGGCTGCAAAGCGAACTTGCTTCGCCGTGCGAGAGCTCGCAGTCGCGGGCTCATTCACCGCAGACTTGATCACCTCGTATGCGCGCGTGAGTTCCATGATGCTGCGATACTTCACGCGACGGTCGCCGTACTCAACCTCCAACTCTCCACTCTTCATTGCGGTTTCGATTGCCGTCAAATCCGCCGACGAGAATGCCATCGTTCACCTCCCCAAGTATCCGCTTCTTGAGACCCCTCGCCTCAAGCCACCTCGTCCACCCACCGCCGCGCCAGGGGAAGGTGGCGCCGTCGCTGCGGGAGACGGCGCCACCGAGTCCGACGGTTGCCCGCCGTCCTCCAGACCAGGGGGGTGGCCCTGCTCTTCGATCTCTACCCTGCGCTTTTCGCTCTCGCGATCTAGTGCGAAACCCATCGACTCTAAACCACAGAGACTGGCATAGGCATACACACTTAGATCGAAAACCTCATTCCGATTTCCCTTGACCTTGAGTTCCCACACCCTGCTTGGGAATCCGCGTGCATCCCATTTGGTGAGAACTCGTTCCGCAGTCAACTGCTTGTAGTAGTCGTCGTTGAACTGATCCGAGAAGTGAATGAACCCAGGCCCCGGATCGCGCACCTTGTTCAGGCGCGAGTAAATCACTTCCTTTGCTGGCGCGACCCGAATCGGGAACAGGGGGATCTTCCCGATGTTCTTCCGACTCGGGCGCTTCGGCCAAATGTCTCCGTTCCCCGTCTGACCCTTGATGGCAAAGACAAAGCACCGATCCCCGTTGTCCGCTAAGTAGCGGAACCTCGGGCCGCAGAACGCATACGCTTGCTGCGTGAAGTGCCCGCCAGTATCCACCGACGTCGCCCGGACGAACATTTCCTCGCCCAGTTCCGAGTATCTCGGCTCGCTGATCACTTCCCAGAGTTGATCCCAGAGATCCTTCGTCCCAGGATCACCCGGCAAAACCGTGTACTCCAGATGCCAGCACTCCTCGCCGGCCCCGTACCCGTGCAGCGCGAACTCGAGACGGTCGTCCTGAGTATCGACACCAGCAACGAGGACAGTCACCTCCTTCGGGATGAGCATCTGCGCCCCATCCATCGGATACGCCTCGGCGCGACTAAGCAATCCCGTGCTATCGACTGCCTCGTACTTCTCGGCCCAAGTCTCCGCGAGAACCGTATTAAGGAACGTCCTGAGTAGCAGTGGCTTGCCTTGAGCCTTCAGCCACTTGTCCGCTAGGTTCCCCAGTGAAAGATTCGACCAGGGGGAGTACAGAGCGTTGAGGTGAAACCCGGCTGTGCCGGTGAATTCGTCCTGTGCCCGCCACTCACCCCGGCGAACTGCATTGTGACGCTGCGCTTCCGTCCACGGTTCATCGCACTCGCAGCAAAAGTATTTCGCAGTCTCCGGGCGATGATGGTTCTTTTCGTCCTTCTCCCATCGCACTTGCGACCAGATCAGTATTTGGAACTCGCCGCACGCATGACACGGCACCCAATACTGGCGCCGATCTGAATCGTTGTATGCCTTCTCTATCCGTGAGGTGTCGCGTTCAGTAGGCGTCGAGGCCATCCCTATCTTCCGGTTGCCGAAGGTCGCTGTACGCGCCTCGCCCAGTTCGATGGGATCACCCTCGGTTCCCGAACTGGCCGTCATTCGATCAGTTTCATCGAAGAGGACGATTCGGCAAGGGTTGCCCGCAAGATTTTGAGGGGAGTTGCTGCCGGCCAATATGAGACGACCCCCCGGATATGACTTCTCGAGGATCGTATTGTTGGAGTCCCGAGTCTTCGGAGCCTGCACACTATCCCGCAGTGCAGGCGAATCCCGAATCATCGGCGCTAAACGATTCTTGGAAAACTGCTTCGCGTCGTGCTCGCGAGGTTGAACCACCAAAATCGGCGATGGATCTTGGTGCATGAAGTACCCAACGACGTTGCAGATCGCCGCTTCGCTCTTGGACATCTGGGCCGCGAACATCGACACCACCCGCACAACCGATGGATCGCTGTATGCGTCCATCACCTCCTTCATGTAGGGGACGCGGTCTGTGTGCCACTTGCCTGGCTCGGCCGCAGTTTCCCGAGAGAGGTAACGGTACTCGTCTGCCCACTCCGAGACGCTAAGGCTTGGAGGTGGACGCAGTGCGTGCAGCGTTTTCGACGCTACGGTAGCCAGCCTTGGATGCCCCGTCAGGCGTAGGGGTGGGATCGTCGAACTCGACTTTTGCTTCCGCGAGTTCTTGGAGGATTTCGTGGACCCCTTCTTTGAGGAACCCTCGGGTTTCTTCAAGCGATTCTGAGTCATGTGCCCTCGGAGCGACACGGTCGGGAAGTGCGATTAGATGCTGGCGAACCATCGTCACGATCTTCGTCCAGGCCGCTTCGATGTCATCGGCGTGGATCAGTTCGCCGCGCAACTGCATCGCCGTCCGTTCATGGATGTCGGCTCTGGCTTTAGTTAGTCGTGTACGCGCCTGCTCATGGCTCTCGCCGTCGATTACTTCGTCACTGGCGCCCGCGCTTTCCTTCAGGAAGCGGACGTAAGCCTGGATCGACGGAACCAGATCGAATGGACCCCGAGGTGTCTTGCGGGGCAAAACCCCGCCCTGGGCCAACTGCTGCACCCTGCGGGTCGTCAGCATTAGAACGTCGGCGAGTTCCTTCGTCTTGATCTTGATGTCTCCCGTGGCCGGCACGGTCACATTCTCGAGCTTGGCATCGGATGAACCATCGGGGCGCCAAACCTTGCGGACGACTTGAGGCCACGGACGAATTCGATCTGGAACCTCTTGTGGATTGATGCCCTAGCGACCTTCTGCGCCACCGAATAGAACCGGATGACCGGCTTGACCTTCGCGTTCTTCACCAGAATGAAGAGAGGAACAATGATGGGGTGAGTTACCGCGATCCGGCGCTTCCCCTTGCGCTTCCCCTTTACGGTCCTCGCGTTTTCCTTCCTCGGCCCCTGCTTCCAACCCCAAGTACCCGCGAGCCGCTTCTTCGATCTCACAGCGAGGAAGGTGGGTCCGGTCTTTTGACCAGGGTCGCGCCCATAGGGTTGAATTCGGAAACCCTTGTTACCGATGGGTCGGCCCTGGAGATCCTTGCCGATGTTGAACGCAGACTCTCGGGTCAGTCCGCGAGCGATCTTGCCGAAGGCTAACTTCCCCGTCCCCCCACGCTTGAAAGCCTTAACGGGGACCGCAACTTCCTTATCCGTGACCAGGCGGGTGGCGTGGAGCCCCCGAGTACCAGATGACGTCGGCGAGAACGAACTGCCCTCGACATGGTCTGCGATGATCTTCTTGGCGTTGAGCCCGGTGCGCTTGCGTCCAGCTCCCTTGGCTTTCCCCGGCTTTCGGAAAGGTCCGACCCAAACCTCGTTCAGACGGTCGAAGGGTTCGTACAGGATCGCATTGGAGACGTATGCCGCCGTCGCTGGCCTGCCACTCGTCGCGAAGGCTCGCCGCACCTCCATGCGCTCGCGCTTCATTACGTCGAAGCCCGCACCCTTCAAAACTTTCATGCTTACCCGCTTGACATCCTTATCTCTCATCTGCTTGATCCAGAGACGAAACTCCCGGTCGTCGAACTTAATATCCAAGCGCGGACTGGCGGGCGAAGCGGTGGCTTGAGGCATAGGCCGATCTGTCCCCTCTGGCCGATCTGGGTTCACCGGGAGAAAGAGCAGGCCCGGACTGCGCCTTGGTCGCGTAGGACGCGCAGTCTGAATAGGATGGCCGGGGTGCCTGCCCTACGTCAAGACCGAAGGCGGGTGCCCGTGTCCGCTCTGTCCGGTTTGGCAAAGTTTTTTCGCGTTTTCGCCCAGGGATCCGCGAACGGCGCTATGCGGCTGGGCTCTGGGAAAATGTAAATCTCCTCGGGGCGTTTTCGGACGGTTTTGGCCCATCGAGGCCGACCAGGGCTATCGAGGGATTTCTAGTGCCCCCCAGTTCGATATGAAGCGAAATTCTGGAGTCCAACTCCAAAACTAGTGAAACTGAGTGCGCCGCGTCACCAT